GTACCTCCATGTCACCGCTGTAACTATCCCCCATCGGGTTCGCCATGTCATACATAAGCAACTCCGCTTCCTGTGCGGTTTCGGCTTCTACAAATAACTCTTCTTGGTAGGTTGTCACTACAACCCCTCTCCATGTTTTCTTACTCATCGCTTTCTCCTTCATAGTTGTACAAGTCCACGACATCGCCCACATCGACAACATCGCTTATCTTCTCGCGCTTGTCCCCGCCATACCAGTAGACCTTGTGGTCTTGTGGCATCTCTTGCAGGACTTCGATCAGTTCACCTACTGTTAGTGTCTCTTTGATCATTGGCTTTCTCCTTTCAGGGGGTTGTGAAACTCAAAACGGTTTCAATGGTTTAAGAGGGTTATTGGTGACGTACTCCATAAACTTGGTGAAGTCGTTGAAGCCACGCTTATCGAAAGGCGAGTCCTCTTCCTCTTCCTCTTCTACTGGAAAGTCGGACTCCTCCAAGACAGGGAGCGTGAACGCCTTGTCTATCATCTGTAATACATCTTTCAGTTCATTAACTGTTTCGCCTCCAAGTTGGAAGGTTGTGTATCCTTCGGGCTTCTTGGTCTCTTCGTCATAGAACACCTCGCAGACTGCATACCAATTCTCGCCACCGTTCATGGACTTGAGGTTGACAACACGATAATTCCAAAACATAGTTTTTCCTTTCAGGGGGTTGTGAATGATTAGTTAGTTGTTTATGTGTTAGACGTTGTAGCCAGTGCAGAACTCGAACAGTTCTGCGTCGTTCGCAGGCTCAACGATTGTTAGTCCCTCGAACTCGTCGTCTATGTCGTTGAACTCGTCATAGCCATAGTCGCGGGAGAGAAACTCTAGATTCTGATTGTGATAATCATCGGTACGGAACTCGGTACGCAGATAGTGATCGACACCCTGATGCGTATTGCATACTGCCTTTGGGGTTGTAACGCGCAACGCTTTGCGCATCGGGCGGGGGAGGAAGTAATACGGTTGGTCGAGGTTGACTGCGCTCTTCCTACGGTTAATCACAGTTACCTGTGTATTGTTAATGTTATAGACGAAAGATGATTTCATAACGCTCTCCAAAAAAGTTTTTTCATGACCCCGTGAAGTCTTAAATTACGGGTTAGTCAGGCTGATTCCCGACTAACTTGCATTATACCATGTGTGCTTCTTTCAAACAAGTCTTTATACAACTTTTTTAAGTAAGGCCCTACGGTGGGATAGAGTTCTATTTGGCTTTTGCTTAGAAGAAATATTGGTGTAGTTGTGTGGATAACTTTTTTGATTTTTTGCTTAAAAAATAGGCGTTTTCTTGTTATTTGTAAAGTGGGGTTGGAATTTTGGAATTGGGTTGGAATCACAAAAAATGAGTTGGAGTATAGATATAGTACTACTAGTAGTAATAATATATATAATATATGTATGGTATAGTAGTATAGATTTTTTGAGGTAGTACTACATGTTCCAAAATTCCAAAATTCCAGCATATATGCCTTGGGCTGGACGATGTGTTTTTTGCTTAAAAAATAGGCAATGTCAAATTTGTTTAGCGGAAGAGTTGCATTCGCAGGGCTTGATGAACGAACAGAAAAGTGCGTCAAAGTCCTTTGTCCTCGAAAAAAATTGGAATTTTGGAATTTCCACAGGTTATCCACATTTTGACACGCGTAACTTATTGATTTCATTAGGTTTTTAAAAGTTATCCACGATTCCAATTTGGTTTTTTAAACTGGAATTTAATTGGAATTGGTCAAAACCAAATTGGAACTGAGTTTTTTCCAGTTCCAAAATTCCAACTCAGTTCCAAGCGGGTTGGAATCGGGTTGGAATTTTGGAATAATTTCATGACCCCGTGAAACGCTATTTAGGACGCTTGCCCACGCACGCGCAGAGACATATAACTGGCTTCAGCCCCAACAAAAAAACCCGACCAGTCGCAAGATTGGTCGGGTTGGGCAATCAATGTTTAGTTGATTGCTTTCTTGAAGGCATCGATTGCCATGCGTGTCTTAACTTCATCGGCTGTCGCGTCACCTCTAGCCTTTGCATTCTTACATCTAGTTTTAATTGTATCCATGACCTTGTTGATGTAGGTTGCAAAATCATCGGTCGCGCCCCTTTCCCTTGTTTCAGGGTTTAGGTTGCGGATTGCTTTCAACAAGGCTTTCATCTTGTTAGATGCATACTTGTTGAATGGTGTGCGAATGTTATTGATCACGCCATGTTTAACAGGATCGGATTGTCTTAATTGCCCGAATTGCTGTTGAGAGAATGACATGGCATAGGCAAGGGTTAGTTCATTGCCACCCTTGGGATCGGGTATCCATTCGCTGTTGTAACGTTTGGCAGGATTCAATTCTTGCCAACGTAATGCCCAACCTTCGACTAGTTGGGACTTCACTTCCACAGGGACTTCATCTAGTATGCTTGGACATACATCGAGAACATACTTAGCAACAAGGCTAAGATGTTCATCGGCAATAGCCGATTGATAACCCGCGTTTTTGAGGTTGTCGATTGTGACGAATGTAACTTGCGTTACGGAAGATGTAGCGGATGCTACTGGGGTTTTTTGTGCTTTCATACATTCTCCGTTAAAAGCATTGAGGGAATATCGACTAACCGAATTGCTAGCCGATGACTATATATAGGCATACATTTAAAAAAATATCAAATTTCACGCCCCCGTGAAACGATAAATAAGGCACACGCATAGACGCGCGCGGGGACATATAACTGGTTTCAGGGGGCAAAATAAAACCCCGCTGGTCTTGTGAACCAGCGGGGTGTTGCACTAATTACTTAGCGTTGTAAGCTTTCCAGAACGCGTCACGCGCTACTCTGAACTTGACGGGTGACGCGCTTTCGTCACCGCGGTTTTCAGCGTTCTTTGCGCGTTTGTCATATGCGTCAAACATTTCTTTGAGTGCATCAACAAAAGCTTTTGTAGCACCGCGCTCGCGTTCTTTGCCGTCATTCAACAAATTGTTTGCTGACCGCTTGAGCGCAACCAAATTGTTTGACGCGTACTTGCTGAACTTATCACGCATTAGCTTGATAATGCCATGCAATTGTGGGTCTTTGTTTTTCAATTGACCGAACTCTTGCTGACTGAACGAGTAGCAGTAATGCAAGCTGATAGTAGTTGACCCTTTTGGGTATTCTGCTTGACCATCAAGAGAATTACCAGCTTTGACCAGCGTACCAGTCTCGCCACGGGTGTAGTAGTCCTGACCCCAAAGCTCATGTGCGCGGGTCATAAAACCAGCGTACAAGTCAGCTTTCAGTTCGGTGCTGACTTCAGCGGGAAACTCAGGGGCTTGACCCATGATGTATTTCGCTAAGTCAGTAGCGGTTTCACCAACACGGGCGAAGCGATAAGCCGCGTCCTTGATGCTGGAGGGTGTTGCCGTCAAAGCTGTATCGGCAGAAGCTTTAGCTGTAGCTTTCATGCTAACTCCTAAAATGCGGTGATAAACCCGTCACCGCTTCGGTTTCAGTCAAGCTGACTGATACTTATATATAGGCACAAAACGCGGTCAATTGCAAGTTTCACGGGTGCGTGAAACGCTAAATAGCGCACACGCAGACGCACGCGACGACAAATAACTGGTTTCAATTGGCACAAAAAAAAGACTGACATGGCGCGAAACCATGTCAGTCTGAATGTGTTACTCACATATAAACTTGAATTTTGGTACTTCTTTTATTTCTGTACCAGTCTGTATTTTCCTACATGTAGGGCTATTAGATTTAACGTATGCATTTATTTGTAACTCAACTTGATCCGCATATATATTGGTAGTTTTAATACTATATTCTTTATGATCATATTCCGCATAATCGGTTTCTTTAATATCCCCTTCAAGGCTATCCATTGCAGTAGATAACATTGTGGTTAAACGATCATCCTTAAAACTCTCTAATTCGCGCATATAAACGCAAAACTGTAATGAGTCTTCATAATTGTAGATGTATACATGATCATTTTCACCAAGGGTAGCAAACATGGGCTGATACATAGCGCGAATATACATCCGATTCTTTATTAGGTAATCGGCTTTGGCTTGCAAGTTTTTTGCACCCGTTTTGTATTGATCAATTTGATTTTGAATCGCGCGGATCAATGGGTTTGCTTTGCGTACTTTCATATGAATACTCCTAAAATGGGCTGAATGACTGGTTAGAAGTTAACTAGTAGCATTCATTTAATCTATCGAACCCATATTTATATATAGGCACAAAATAGAATAAATTGCAAGTTTTACGCGCCTGACCGCACGCTCGCACAGACGCACGCGACGACAAATAACTGGTATCAATCGGACAAAATAAAAGCCAGCCCGAAGGCTGGCTATGTGTTATCTATATCCTTGATATCTTAGATATAGAGAAGTCTCATTAGCACCGATATCTAGTTTGCGTTCTAGATCGCGTTTCGCTCTCTCTTCTATTGATCGATATGTGTGCACTGCATCGCGTATGTGTGTCACCCATGTATATGCTTTGTGATTATTATTTTTGAGTTCACCTAATTGTTCTCTTGTGAAACTCATTGCATAATCCATATCGGTTTGTTTATCAAACAATTCTAACTGTGTCATAGTTACTCCCAGTAGTTGAACAAGACCGCATCTCTGCGGTTTCGGGTATTAAACCCTCGTCAGTTGTTCTTTTAGTATGCGGTTATGTCCCGCTATTGCCTCTTCTTCTGTCGAATAGCAACCTATCACATTGCTATCGCCATCAGGTTGAAACACGCAGGTTTCATATGAATCGCTATCATCACCTTCTCGTTTGGGTAGCAACACAGTTGATATTGTTACGCCATCAATTGAATTAAGTGATACATGAATTGGTAAAAGTCTGAACCATTCCATTTGTTATTTCCTTTTAGAATCAGATGGTGCATACCAACTTTGCAATACTGCTAACTCTTCTTCTTTTGCTTCTTTGTCTGCAACAAAGTCACTAGGTTTTTTAACTATACGTCTTGCATAGTGATGTTCAGCGTGTTCTTTCCAGCCATCATCTTTGAATGATGGGTCAAAGTAGATGACCAAGTGAAGAACTAACAGACTGACAATGACGATGGTGACTGTCACTCCATCGATATACATTGCACCTGATGTAATGTTCAAAGCATTGCAGTAGAACACCGCCATTACCATCATGCCCATGATGAAACCCGTCAACAAGTTGATGACGCCTTTAATTAATCTGACTTCCATATTAATCTCCTGATGAATGCGACACAATATCGTGTCGTATCTTTATATAGGCACAAATCTAGGCAAATTGCAAGTTTTCCGCCATGCGCTAAACCTAAACCCCCACCACCCAAAATTGCGCTTGGGACTCCCGCCCGTCTCCACTCTAAGATTTACACAAACAACCCCACAAAATCCCAAACTTGCACAACATAAATCCCAAAGTTTTGCTATACTGACATCGCAACGCAGTTGCATTTTGTTCAAGTCTCCTTTGAGTTGACCCCCCTAGTGGGGGTCTTTTTTATTAGACATTTATTATTCATTTTGTTATTCAGAAACCCCCCGTATAGGAGTCCCAAGTTTTATTTTGACGGGGTATATTTTTGTGTTACAGTCGCCCCCACAACAACTGGAGTGCCACTTCCTCCATGCAAGAACTTGTTCCTGATATTGATAGCAATATCCCACTGCCAGCTTCCGTGACAGAAGCTATGCCAGAGCTTTCTCCAAAAGAAGAGTTGGAGATGCGAGCTAGGACAGTTAAGCTAATATCTGATCTATCGGGTAAACCCGTAGAACCCGGTCAAGAACATAAAGATCAGGCTAAAGACCTAGTACAAACCCTAGTTGCGCAGCCTCAAAATGCGGTGAATTTGGCTAGTTATCCCAACGAAACCGTTGCTTATCTGGCTGGAATGGTCGCTCAACACGACGTTATGGTCGTAAAAGAGCTGGCTGACCTCAAAAAATATGTAGTAAATAAGCTAGTTGCTGAGACTGAGCACCCAGATGCCAAGATTCGACTTACAGCACTGCGTGCCCTAGGCGAAGTTGATGGCGTAGACGCATTCAAGAAACGCTCTGAAGTCACTCACAAACAACAATCTATTGAAGAAGTCGAAAAAGAGCTTCTCGAAACCCTTGCCAAGCTCGAAAAACGCACGATTGACGTAGAAGTTGTAGAAATCAAGCATGAAAATAACGCAACAGCAGATTGACAAGCTAAAAAGTCTGCTGCCCACAGCCTCACCAGACGAAAAACGCAAGATTCTTGAGCTAATCAAGGTCTGGGACAGCGAATCCGTGCAAATTGTAGGTAAAGACTCCCTTTTGGAGTTTGCAGACCATGTATATCCCGGCTATAAAGTGGGTCCACACCATAGAAGGCTGGCAAAAATCTTTGAAGAGATAGCTGCGGGCAAGAAAAAGCGCGTAATTGTCAATATTGCCCCCCGTCACGGCAAATCTGAGCTGATTTCTTACCTTGCACCCGCGTGGTTTCTAGGTAAATACCCTCATAAAAAGATCATTATGGCGTCTCACACGGCAGATTTGGCTGTTAATTTTGGTCGCAGAGTGCGTAATCTTGTAGGTTCAGACACATATAAAGACATATTTCCGCAGGTAGAACTGCAATCTGACTCCAAGTCAGCGTCACGATGGGGGACTAACTTCAATGGTGAGTACTTTGCAATTGGTGTCGGAGGCGCTCTTGCAGGCCGGGGTGCTGATCTATTTATCATTGATGATCCTCATTCAGAGCAAGAAGCTAAAACAGGGCGACCCGATGTATTTCTTCCTGCTTGGGAGTGGTTCCAGTCTGGTCCTATTCAGCGCCTTATGCCAGGTGGTGCCATTATTATCGTGATGACTAGGTGGTCAAAGCTCGATTTAACTGGACAAATATTGAGCCAGATGGCTCGTGAGGAAGACGTTGATGAGTGGGAAGTCGTAGAGTTCCCAGCCATCCTGAACGACAAGCCGTTGTGGAGCGAGTTCTGGACCATAGAGGAGTTGCTTTCTAAGAAAGCTGGTATGGACGTGCGGTACTGGGAGGCTCAGTACATGCAAAACCCCGTCTCAGAAGAGGGCGCACTAATTAAAAGAGAGTGGTGGCGCATCTGGGACAAGGACGACGCCCCTAACTGCGAGTTCATCATCATGAGTCTAGACGCGGCGCAGGAAGCTAACACCCGTGCTGACTACAACGCCTTGACTACATGGGGGGTCTTCTATAACGAGGAGACCAACAACCACAGCATCATCTTGCTCAACGCCATCAAGAAACGCATGGAGTATCCAGAGCTAAAGAAGCTTGTCTTGGAAGAATACAAGGACTGGCAACCAGATGCGTTCATGGTCGAGAAAAAGTCCAACGGCTCTGTGCTGTACCAAGAGTTCAGACGCATGGGGATACCTGTAGGAGAGTTCACTCCTGGTAAGGGGCAAGACAAGATAGCTAGGGTAAACGCTGTATCTTCACTCTTCCAAGGTGGGATCGTCTACGCACCAGATAGACGGTGGGCACAAGAAGTAATAGAAGAGTGCAACGACTTCCCGTCTGGTACAAACGACGACTTAGTGGACTCCACTACTCTTGCACTGTTAAGATTCAGGACTGGTGGGTTTATCCGACTTGACACGGACGAGCCAGAAGACATTACATGGTTCAAAGGTCGCCGCGCCAGAGAGCGGTTTTACACAGTTTAAGGAAACATCATGGCAACAGGATACATGGGTAGTGGTGACATGGCTAAAGGTTTGTACCAAGCCCCTATGGGTTTGAGTGACATGGTGGAAGAAGGCCCACCAATAGAAATTGAAATTGAAGACCCTGAGTCTGTAGGCATTCATGCAGGCGACATAGAGATTCAGTTCAAACCACAAAAGAAAACTGCTGAAGATTTTGATGCCAACCTTGCAGAGTACATGGACGACAAGGAGCTTGCTTCTTTAGCAGGAGACTTGATTGGTGACTTTGATAAGGACATCTCTGATCGTAAGGAGTGGATACAGACGTATGTAGATGGACTCAAATTGCTTGGCTTGAAGTATGAAGAGCGTACTGAGCCTTGGCAAGGTGCGTGTGGTGTATTCCACCCAATGCTGACTGAGTCCGTTGTCCGGTTTCAATCGGAAGCCATGATGGAGACATTTCCAGCACAAGGCCCTGTTAAAACGCAGATCGTTGGTGCTATTACTAAGTTACGGGAAGAAGCAGCCACGCGCGTGCGCGAGGACATGAACTATCAGCTAACTGAGACGATGACGGAGTACAGGAATGAGCATGAGAAGCTCTTGTGGTCATTGCCATTAGCAGGCTCCGCGTTCAAGAAGGTCTACTACGACCCAAGCAAGGGTCGTCAAGTTGCGATGTTCATTCCTGCTGAAGACATCGTGGTGCCGTACGGGGCTAGCAATATTGAGACAGCCGAGCGTGTTACGCACATTATGCGTAAGACTGAAAACGAGGTTCGCAAGTTACAAGAAGCAGGGTTCTATGCTGATGTTGAACTAGGCGAGCCTACAGGTCAGTTAGATGACATCGAGAAGCAGAAGGCCGAAGAGATGGGCTTATCTGCTATACAAGATACCCGCTATCGCATCCTTGAGATGCATGTTGACCTAGACCTGCCGGGTTTTGAGCACAAAGATAAGAAGGGTCGTGAGACAGGTATTGCGCTACCATACGTTGTTACTATAGAGAAGGGCACATCAACCATTCTCGCTGTTAGAAGGAATTGGTATGAAGACGACACCCTCCACCTCAAGCGTCAACACTTCGTCCACTACCAATACATCCCCGGATTTGGCTTCTACGGGTATGGTCTCATACACCTTATTGGAGGCTACACCAAGTCAGCCACGATGCTTATTCGTCAATTGGTGGACGCGGGAACTTTATCTAATCTCCCCGGAGGTCTTAAATCACGGGGCCTTCGCGTTAAAGGTGATGACACGCCGATTGCGCCGGGAGAATTCAGGGACGTAGATGTCCCTTCCGGAAGTATCCGTGACAACATATTACCACTGCCATACAAAGAGCCATCACAGGTTTTGCTCACACTATTTAATCAGATAGTTCAAGAAGGTCGAGCATTCGCTTCTAGTGGCGATATGAAGGTCAGCGACATGAGCAATCAAGCTCCTGTTGGCACTACGCTAGCTATCTTAGAGCGTACATTGAAAGTGATGACAGCAGTTCAGGCTCGCCTGCACAACGCTATGAAGCAAGAGTTCAAGCTCTTGAAGATCATCATTGCTGACTACGCACCAGAAGAATACGACTATGAGCCAGTTGATGGCCGTCGTACAGCCCGTAAAGCTGACTACGACATGGTTGACATCATTCCAGTTTCCGATCCAAACGCCGCAACGATGGCGCAGAAGATTGTGCAATACCAAGCTGTTCTCCAGCTTGCGCAAACAGCACCGCAACTGTATGACTTACCACTTCTACATCGCCAGATGATTGAGGTGTTGGGCATTAAGAACGCAGCCAAACTCGTACCGATTGAGGACGATGCAACACCTGTGGACCCTGTGCAAGAGAACCAAGACTTGCTTACTGGCAAACCAGTCAAAGCATTTATTGAGCAAAACCATGAAGCACATATCAGAGTTCACATGGCTGCAATCCAAGACCCA